AATGAGCCTTACAGCGGGGAACCGGTGGGGGGAGTACAGAAATAGATATAGCCCGATTTGCCCCGGGGAACGAGGGGTTCCGGGGAGCTGGGAATGGATAACTGGATTTACGCTTACTATCAGCGAATTAAAGACGGAACCGAGACGGTTGGCCGCTGGGTGCGGCTTTTATACGAGCGGATCATCGCCGGCATCGAGGCGAAGGAGTACACCTTCGACCAGAAGAAGGCGAACGCGGCGGTGAGCTGGATCGAGGGCTACTGCCACCACACCGAAGGGCCGCTCGCACCGGGTCTCTTCACCCTGGAGGTCTGGCAGAAGGCTCTGGTGTCGCTGATCTTCGGCATAATGGACCCGAAGAACGGGAAGCGCCAGTTCCGGGAGGTCGTCCTGATCGTCGCCAGGAAGAACGGCAAGAGCATCTTCGCAGCGGCGCTCGCGGCGTACGAGTTCTTCGTCGATGGCGGCTACGGGACGAGGGTCTACTGCCTGGCGCCGAAGCTGGACCAGGCCGAGATCATCTACAACGACATCTGGACGATGATCACGCTGTCGCCGGCGCTCCTCCAGAAGAAGGACATCCCGACGGCGGAGCAGCCGAACACGGCGCGGCACAGGATGACGGACCTCTTCATCGAGTCGAGCAACTCGACGGTGAAGAAGATCGCGTTCTCCGCTAAGAAGAGCGACGGCTTCAACCCGTCCCTGACCATCTGCGACGAGATCGCGAGCTGGCAGGGCGAGCAGGGCCTGAGGCAATACGAAGTCATGAAGAGCGGCATGGGCGCCCGCCCGGAAGGGCTCCTGCTCAGCTGCTCGACGTCAGGATACATCAACGACAGCATATACGACGAGCTGATCAAGCGATCAACTCGTTTTCTTTTGGGCGAATCGAAAGAGAAGCGGCTCCTGCCGCTCCTGTACATGATCGACGACCCGGAGAAGTGGAACGACATCAATGAGCTGAGGAAGAGCAACCCGAACCTGGGCGTCTCGGTGCCGGTGGACTATCTGCTGGAGGAGATCGCTGTGGCGGAGGGGAGCCTCTCCAAGAAGGCCGAGTTCTTGACGAAGTACTGCAACCTGAAGCAGAGCTCGTCACTGGCGTGGCTCAGCTCGGCGACGGTGGACAAGATGATGGGCGCGCCGCTTAGGCCGGAGGACTTCCGGGACTGCTACTGCGTCGGCGGCATCGACCTGTCGCAGACGACAGACCTCACGGCGGCCTGCGTGGTCATCGAGAAGGCGGGGCGGCTCCACGTACTGGCGAAGGCGTGGCTCCCGGCGGAGAAGGTCGACGAGGCCACGGCCCGGGACGGCGTCCCGTATAACGCCATGATCCAGCGCGGGCTGATGGCGACGAGCGGCGACAACTTCGTGGACTACAAGGACGTCTTCGCCTGGTTCGTGTCTCTGGTCGAGACCTACCATATCTACCCGCTGAAGGTCGGCTACGACCGCTACTCGTCCCAGTACCTTGTCCAGGACATGAAGGCCTACGGCTTCCACATGGACGACGTCTTCCAGGGCGAGAACCTTTACCCGGTCCTGATGGAGTTCGAGGGACTGGCGAAGGACGGGAAGATCGACGCAGGCGAGAACGACCTTCTGAAGATGCACGCGCTGAACGGCGCGATCAAGATGAGCAACGAACGCGGCAGAGGCAAGCTGGTCAAGCTGTCCCCGACCGCGCATATCGATATTATGGCGGCACTCATCGACGCGATGACGGTCCGCCAAAAGTACTATTCCGAGATCTCCGGGCAGCTGGAGAACAGACACAGGAGCGAAGATAGTGGGACTGTTTGACTTTATCTTCCGCCCGAAAGAGGCGGACCGGCTCAAGGACGAGCCGATGAAGTACTTCAAGACTCTGACGGCCTATCGCCCGGCGTGGCGGACCTGGAACGGCAGGGTCTACGAAAACGAGCTTGTACAGGCGGCGATCGATGCCCGGGCGCGGCACATCTCGAAGCTGAGCGTGGTCACCCAGGGCGCGGGCAAGCCGCTCCTGCAGAACGCGCTGAAGCACGGCCCGAACGAGTGGCAGACGTGGAGCCAGTTCTTATACAGGGCTTCCGTCGTGCTGGATCTCCACGGGACGTGCACCATCGTCCCGGTGAAGGATAAGGACCTCAACACGACCGGCTACTTCGTGGCCCTTCCGGACCACTGCGAGCTGGTCACGTTCAAGGACGTCCCGTATCTGCGGTATCGGTTCGCCACCGGCGACGTCGGCGCTGTGCCGGCGGCAGAGTGCGCGATCCTGACGAGCCACCAGTACAAGAGCGACTTCTTCGGGACCGCTCCGAAGCTGGACGGCACGATGAAGCTGATCGGCATCCAGGAACAGGCCATCGAGGAGAGCGCGAAGAACGCGGCGACCTACCGGTTCATGGCGACGCTGTCGAACTTCTCCACGGATGAAGACCTCGCCAACGAGCGGAAGCGGTTCAGCGCGAACAACTTCAGCGCTGAGGCCGAGGCCGGCGGGATGCTGCTGTTCCCGAACAAGTACTCGAACATCCAGCAGTTGAAGGCGGAGAGCTACACCATGGACGCCGAACAGCAGGCGCTGATCCAGACGAACGTGTTCAACTACTTCGGGGTGAGCGAGGCCATCTTACAGAACAAAGCCTCGACCCAGGAGCTTGACGCGTTCTTCAACGGCTGTATCGAGCCTTTCTCGATCCAGTTCAGCGACACGATGACGAAGGCGGCGTTCACGATCCGCGAGCGCTCCAACGGGTCGAAGATCCTGGCCACGGCGAACCGGCTCCAGTACATGAGCGTCGCCGAGAAGGTCAGCATGGCCCAGCAACTCGGCGACCGTGGAGCGATGACCATCGACGAGATCCGCGAGCTGTTCAACTACCCACCGCTCCCGGATGGCCTCGGAGACCGGGCGCCGATCCGCGGCGAGTACTACTTCGTGGGCGAAGAGAAGGAGGACACCAATGAGTGACAAAGTAACGAGAGCCTACCAGTTCGGCTTTGAGGTAGAGCGCAGAGACGCCGGAGACGGCGACAGAGCGGTGGGCCGCATCACCGGCAAACCGATCGTTTTTGAGCGGAGGACGAACCTGGGACCGTTCGACGAGATCATCAGCGCGGGCGCGCTGGATGAGACGGACCTCAGGGACGTGGCCCTGCTGGTGAACCACAACACCGACATGGTGCCGCTCGCCCGGAGCCGGAACAACAACGAGAACTCCACCATGCAGTTGACCGTCGTCGAGGACGGCATGGAGATGCGCGCCGACCTCGACATCGAGAGGAACGCGACGGCGGCGGAGACCTACAGCGCAGTGGACCGTGGAGACATCGACGGGATGAGCTTCATGTTCACGATAGACGGAGACGAGTGGGAGGACCTCGAATCTGACCACCCGACGAGACGAATCACGAGAATCGGCAAAGTTTTCGAGACGTCGCTGGTGACTTGGCCAGCCTATCAGCAGACGAGCGTGGAGACCGCGGCGAGAGACCGCGCGGCACTGGAGAGTGCCCGCGCCGCACTGGAGAGTGCGAGAGCCGAAGCCGAGGCTGAAGCGAGGGCCACGAAGCGCGCCGAGATCCTCGAGATGCTTAACTTTTAGGAGGTAGACATGGACATCAAAGACATGACCATGGAACAGGTCGAGGCGAGGGCCGAGGAGATCCGCGAAGCGCAGAGCGCCGAAGACGCGGACCTCGAAGCGCTTGCCGCCGAGGCCGAACAGTTAGCGGCGAGACGCTCCGCTCTGATCGAGGAGCAGAAGGCCGCGCAGGAAGCCGTCGCCAGAGGCGCCGGCGAAGTCATCAAAAGAGAGGACAAGAACATGACCGAAAGAGAAGTCAGACAGAGCAAGGCCTATATCGAGGCTTATGCGAACTATGTCAAGGGCGGATGCACCGATGACACCGAGTGCCGTTCCATCCTGACCGAGAACGCCGGCACCGTTGAGGGTGCCACCTATGTCCCGGCCCCGGTGTTCGTTGAGGACATCATCGCTGAGAAGAGAAGAGAGTCCAAGATCCTGAGCAGAGTCAGAGCTGTTGAGGTCCCGGGCTCCGTCAAGGTCGGCGTCGAGATGGACGCCCCGATGGCAGAAGTCCACACCGAGGGCGGCGAGGCCGTCACTGAAGAGGCTCTCCAGCTCGCCATCGTCACCCTGAGCCCGGTCACCCTGAAGAAGTGGGTCAGCGTCACCGACGAAGTGATGGACATGACCGGCGAGGCGTTCCTCCGCTACCTGTATGACGAGATCGCTCGCGGCCTCATCAAGAAGGCCGAGGCCATCGTCATCAGCGGCATCGAGAGCAGAGCGGCGACCCCGGTGCAGGGCATGCCGGCTGTCGCTTCCGTGACCGGCACCCTCTCCCTGACCACCATCATCGAGATGAGAGCCGAGCTGAACGCCGACGCTGAGGACCTCGTCCTCATCATGAACGCGTCCGACTATGCCGCGATCAAGGCACTGGCCGCCGCCGCGAGCTATGCTTTCGACCCGTTCGATGGCATCGAGGTCATCATCGACAACAAGGCCACCGGCATCATCCTCGGCGACCTGAGCGGCGTGATGGTCAACTATCCGGCTGGCCGTGACATCCAGTACAAGTTCGACGACAAGACCCTCATGACCGAGGACATGGTCAGAGTTCTGGGCCGTCTGCCGTTCGCGGCTGGTATCGTCGGCAACAACTTCTTCGCGGTTGGTACCCAGGGAAACTGACCGAGGGGTTACTGTCCGTTACAGTAACCCCGGATATTGAGTTGGGTGACGGAACGATGCTCAGCGCGAAGCTGACGGCGTTGATGCCGATGGAGCCGGACGCCGAGCAGAGGATAGAAGATACCAACGCGCGCTTCGATGGGGAGGCGGAGTATACAGTAACCGCCACGCCAGCAAGCGGATGGTATGGTATTGCATTTGGCGAACAAGCGGCGGAAGCCATCGGAGACACCGCAGGTGCTCCGGTATCGCTCAGCTTCTCCTCGGTTGGTGGCAGCGACGGCTATTCTAGACTTGTATTTTCCGCTGGCGCGTCCGCAACCGGCACGGATGAGGGACAGGCTTCCATTGTGTTTCTGAACCTTCGCCATCGGAACGCTGAGTAACCGCACAATTAGGAGGCCCACATGACAGCAACCGAGAGACTGGCCGCGCTTAAGGTAGACCTCGGCATCGTGGCTACGGCCTCGGTTGAGAACGTAAAGGAGCAAAACAATGCTTGAAAAGGTCAAACTCGCGCTGAGAATCACAGACAGCGACTTCGACGAGGAACTGAACGCGCTGATCGCATCAGCGCGGGCAGACCTTGCCGTCGCCGGGGTAACCGGCACAGACAGCGACACCGACCCGCTCATCCAGACGGCGGTCATCTCGTACTGCAAGATGCACTTCGGCGAACCGGACGAATACGACCGGCTGAAGGCGTCCTATGACGAGCAGAAGGCCCAGCTGAGCACCCACACGGGCCACACCGAATGGGGGCTGTAAGATGGACAGAAGCAGAGTCTGCTGGCTCGTGGGCAAGTCCTACGGGCAGAACGCCGCCGGAGAATGGGTGGCGGAAGAGACCAGGAAGAAGGTCTTCGTGAACGTTCGGAGCGCATCCGCTGCCGAATGGTTCGAGGGCGGCCGGAGCGGTCTCAACCCCGCCTACACGGTGACCATGTTCCGCTTCGACTACGAGGGCGAGACCGTGCTCGAGCTGGACGGAGTCAGGTATCAGGTCTACAGGACTTATGAGACCAGGAACGACATGATCGAGCTCCACGTCCAGAGAGAGGCGGGTGCCTGATGGCTCAAATGGATTTTACCGACGAGCTGAAGCGCCTGCTCGACGAGTACGGCGACGAGGTGCGGGACATCCTCGAAGAGGAAGTCAAAAAGGTGGCGAAGGACGCGGCGAAGGAGCTGAAGCAGACGAGCCCGAGAGGAGACGGCGAGAAGCACTACGCAGACGGCTGGACCTCGAAGGTGGAAGGCGGCACCGCCATCGTCTACAACCGTACCAAGCCGGGCCTCGCCCATCTGCTCGAGCACGGTTACCAGGGGCGGCGTGACCACGTAGATGGTCAGCCGCACATCAAGCCGGCAGAGGAGAAGTACAGCGAGGAACTGGTGGAAAGAGTCGAAAGGAGGCTCGAAGAATGACAAGGGCAGAAGTGCAGAACCTGATGGCGTCGTTCGGGCTTCCGACGGCACTGAACCACTTCCCGGCGGACAAGGTGAAGACCATCACTCCGCCGTTCATCGTCTTCGACTACCCGGAGAGCGACGACTTCGTCGCTGACAACAGCAACTATCTCAAGGTCGATGCCCTGAGCGTCGACCTGTACACGGAGACCATGGACTTCGACCTCATGGACAGGATCGGCGACGCGCTCAGCGCCGCCGGTTTTGTTTATGACGTCAACCGTACATGGATAACCGCGGAAAAAATGTATCAAATCTCTTTTAACACGGAGGTATTAAATGGCTAACAAAGTCAAGTTCGGACTGAAGAACGTCTACTTTGCCAAGCTGACCCAGGAGACCCCGGGCGGCACTCCGACCTACGCGACCCCGGTCGCATGGCCGGGAGCGGTCAACCTGACCCTCGACGCCGAGGGCTCCCTTGACCCGTTCCGCGCCGACAACGTCGACTACTGGATCGGCTCCAGCAACAACGGCTACAGCGGCTCTTTCGAGTCTGCTCTTATCCCGGACGCGTTCCGCACCACCATCCTTGGCGAGGTGAAGGACGCGACCAGCGGCCTGCTGTATGAAGATGCGAGCGCCACCATCGAGCCGTTCGCGCTCATGTTCCAGGTCGAGGGCGACGCCGAAGCGAGACGCTACGTCATCTACAACGTCAAGGCCACGAGACCGTCCATCGGCTCTCAGACCACGGACACCAGCATCACGCCGGTCACCGAGTCTCTGGACATCAGAGCGGCGGCACTGGTCGTGGGCGAGCACGCCTATATCCAGGGCAAGGTCGGCCCGGAAGACAGCGCATACGCGAACTTCTTCCAGGCAGTCACCCTGCCGGCTTAGCGGCAACCAAGGAGGGGAACGATGGAAAAGGTTGTTTGGATCGACGAAACTGAGGTCACGATGAGGGCGACTGCGGCCACCCTCATCAAGTACCGCAGTGCTTTTAACCGCGACTTGATCGCGGATTTGCAGGCCATGAGCGCCGCCGGTGGCGACACTCTGGCAGATGGAGCGGCTGAGACCGTCAGCCGCCTGGCCTACGTGATGGACGTGAGCCGGGACAAGGGGACCTTCGCGGAGTGGCTGGACCAGTTCAGCCCGCTGGGAGTCCTCAACGCAGGGGCGGACATCCTCGGGCTGTGGATGGACAGCCAGAAGACGCTCGTCACTGGTAAAAAAAAATAAGACCGACAGAGCGCCCCTTCGGGTCGGCGCTCTTTCTCTTACGATGCAAGCAAATCGGCTTCACGGTCGAGGACCTCGAAGCCCTGACCGTTGGGGCCGTTTTAGACGTTTTTGCGGAGTCGGCGGATGACGACCTCGAGTGGACCCCACTGGCGACGCAGGAAGACATCGACAAATTCTTTGGGTGACCTATGGCAAGCAGAATTAAAGGCATAACTATCGAGTTCAACGGCAACACCACGAAGCTCGATAAGGCCCTACAGGGCGTACAGAAGGAACTCAATAAAACGAAGTCGGCGCTCAAGGACACCGAGAAGCTCCTAAAGCTCGACCCGGGCAACACCGAACTCCTTAAGCAGAAGCAGGAGCTCCTGGGGAAGGAAGTGACCCTCACCAAGGAGAAGCTGGAGCAGGAGAAGAAAGCCCTCGAACAGCTTCAGAACGCCGCGGACAGCGACAAGACCATCGAGCAGCAGCAGGCGCTCCAGCGCGAGATCGTCTCGACCGAGCAGTACTTGAAGGACGCGGAGAAGGCACAGAAGGACTTCGGAAGTGTCGGCACCCAGCAGATAGCGGCGGTCGGCGGCAAGATGCAGGAGCTCGGCGGGAAGATCGCCGACGTGGGCGAAGGGCTCACTAAGAACGTGACGGCTCCGCTCGCCGCGCTTGCGGGCGTATCCCTCGCCGCCTTTGGCGAGGTGGACACGGGCGCCGACATCATCGTCAAAAAGACCGGGGCGACCGGCGAGGCACTCGATGAGATGACCGCCTCGATGGGGAACCTGGCCTCGACGATCCCGACCGACTTTGAGACGGCGGGCAACGCCATCGGCGAGGTCAATACGAGGTTCGGGCTGACCGGCGACGCTCTGGAGGAGCTGAGCGGCCAGTTCATCAAGTTCGCGGAGCTGAACGACACCGACGTCACGACCGCCATCGACAGCACGCAGAAGGCACTGGCGGCCTACGGGCTCGGTGCGGAGGATGCCGGAGCCTTACTTGACCGGTTGAACAAGACCGGGCAGGAAACCGGCGCCAACGTCGACAGCCTTGCCTCCGGCCTCGTCAGCAACGCGGCGGCGTTCCAGGAGCTGGGCCTCGGCATCGACGAGTCCGTCGCCCTCATGGGGCAGCTCGAGGTCTCCGGCGCGAACAGCTCGGCGGTCATGGGCGGCCTGAAGAGAGCGTTAAAAGAAGCGGCAGAGCAAGGGACCGACATGGGCACCGCCCTCGAGGATCTGCAAAACGAGATCCTGAACGGCACCGATGACATGGACGGCCTCACGGCGTCTTACGAGCTCTTCGGCAAGCAGGGCGACCAAATCTACAACGCCGTGAAGAACGGCTCGCTGGACTTCACCGCCCTCGGTACCTCTGCATCGGATGCCGCCGGGAGCGTCTCCGAGACCTTCGAGGGGACCCAGGACCCAATGGACGATTGGAAGCTCCTCCTGAACGACCTGAAGCAGACCGGCGCTGAACTGGGGAGCGTGCTCCAGGAGGTCCTCGCCCCGGCTATTGACAAGGTGCGGGACGTCATCCAGCGCATCAAGGAAGCGTGGGAGAACCTGACCCCAGAGCAGCAGGAGCAGATCGTCCAGGTCGGCCTCATCGTTGCGGCCATCGGCCCGCTGCTTCTCATCATCGGCAAGGTCATCAGCGTCATCGGGACGATCATGAGCCTGGCCCCGGTCCTCGGCACCGTCATCGGCGCATTGACCGGCCCGCTCGGCCTCGTCATCGCGGCGGTCGCGGCGGCAGTCGCGGCAGGCATCGCGATCTATAAGAACTGGGACACGATCAAGGCCAAAGCCAGTGAGTTGTGGGCGGCCATTAAGGAGAAGTTCAACGCCATCAAGGACGCCATCGTCGGGCCGATCACCGACGCGAAGGATAAGATCTGGGGCCTCATTGAGAAGATCAAGGGGTTCTTCAGCTTTAACTTCGAATGGCCGCACATTCCGCTCCCGCACTTCGCCATCTCGCCTCCGGGTTGGAAGATCGGCGACATCCTAAAGGGGAGCATCCCGAGCCTCGGTATCGACTGGTACGCGAAGGCGATGAAAAACGGCATGATCCTGGACAGCCCGACCATCTTCGGGGCCATGAACGGCCGCCTGCTTGGAGCGGGTGAGGCCGGGTCTGAGACCATCGTCGGCACCAATTCCCTGATGGCGATGATCCGGTCGGCCGTCGGCGGCGGCGCCGGTACGGTGGTCAACATGACCATCAACGGAGCGCAGGGGCAGGACGTCAACCAGCTGGCGAACATCATCAGCGTCAAACTGCAAAGGCAGGTCGAAAGAAAGGGGAGCGTCTGGGCATGAGTATTATTAAAGATTTTACCTTTAACGGCAGGGCGGCGTCCTCCTTCGGCGTGCAACTCGCCGACAATTCGGAATGGTGGGCGACCCCGGAGCGGGACATCGAGCACATCAGCGTCCCGGGCCGTTCTGGCGACCTTCTCATCGACAACGGCCGGTTCAACAACATGGAAATCACCTTCGAGGTGAACCGGCTGACGGATGGCCGGGCGCTGTCTTCGCTCATCAACTGGCTGGCCTTGAACCCGGGCTATCAGCGGCTGAGCGTCTCCGACGACCCGGACCACTACCGCATGGCCTCGTTCGAGGGCATGACGCAGCCGGTTTTTGGCCAGCTCAAGAAGAGCGCCACGGTCAGCCTGGCGTTCAATTGCAAGCCGCAGAGGTTCATCGTCTCTGATGAAGAGGGTGTACCGTTCGGCACAGGCTCCGGCACCACGACCCTGACGCTGACCAACTATGGCGACGATGCGAAGCCGCTCATCTTCGTATCCGGGGACACGGTCAGAACACTCAGCATCACCGATACCACCACCGGCGAAACGCTGAACCTAAACGCTTTCGCCGCAGAGACCAACCTGGGGAGCTACATCGACAGCCAGTCGCTCCAGCACTGGAATGAACGGGCAGACGGCTCGACATACATCAGTTCAAACTTCTACGTCCAGAGCGGCTGGTCTGACGCCTGGGGCGACCAGGAGCCGTTCCCGATTCTTTGGCACGGGCATACTTACACCTTCACGGCAAGCGCCCCGAGCGTTCTCCACGCGAGGAGGTGGGAGCTGTGAAGCCACTACTTCACGAACGCACCTATAACAGCGGCACGGACACGCTCCTCGGCACGCTGGCGGATGCGACCAGCTGCGTCGTGACAGAACAGCGCAACGGCGAGTACGAGTTGGAGCTTGAATATCTCCCGACCGGGGTGTTGGCGAACGAGCTGAAGACCGGTGCGGTCATCCTGGCGGTGCCGTTCTACGGTGCGGAGCCTCAGCCGTTCCGCATCTACAACGTGGAGAAGACCCTCACCGGCACGATGGCGGTGAACGCCCACCATATCAGCTACGACCTGACAAAGGTCTATCTCAAGTACTTCGCCGACACCACCGGCATCACGGCCACCCTTGCGGCGATCAAGACGAACTTGATCCAGCAGAGCGGCGACACGACCGACTGGACGTTCACGAACGACGGCATCGAGAACGAGACGAGCACGTTCAGCCACCCGGAGCCGACCACGGTCCGGGCGGCGCTGGGCGGCGTCGAAGGGTCGCTTCTTGACGTCTTCGGCGGCGAGTTCGAGTGGGACGGCTTCAACGTCATCATCCACAAGAACCGGGGCGAGGACCGGGGCGTCCACATCAGGTACGCCGGGAACCTGTTGGAGTTCACGAGGACGGAGGACTTCGAGGGAGCATATACCCACGTCATGGTCTACTGGTTCGATGAGGAGACCGGGAAGAAGACCACGTCCCTGTCGTACCCGGTGCACGACCTCGTGGCGTCGGACTTCACACAGTCCCGGACGGCGGTCATCAATGTTACCGCCGATTATGAGACCCAGCCGAACAGAGCGACCCTGAACCCGGTGGCGCAGGAGTACGCCAACAAGTTGACCTCCAAGCCGACCATCGGCCTCGAAGTCAAGTTCGTGGACCTCAACAGCACCACCGAGGGCGGTGCAGAGGCGCCGGTCCTCCTGTGTGATACGCTCCACGTCATCGACCCGGTCAGAGACGTCAGCATCTCGGCCAAGGTCATCGAGACCAAGTGGAACGTGCTACTTGACCGCTATGACGAGGTCACCGTCGGCACCAAGGGCAAGAACATTGCCGACACGATCAGCGGCCTCAGCGCCTCCGGCGGGAGCTCCTACAGCGGAAGCGGAGGAGGCGGTGGAGGGTCCACCGAGACGGACTACCGCAATCTGTCGAACCTACCGCAGATAAACGGCGTGGAGTTGGTGGGCAACAAATCGCTCAGCACCCTCGGCATCGCGTCCGAGACGGCGCTGGCAGCTGTCAAGACCACGGCGGACGGAGCGATCCAGGACGTCAAGGTCAACGGCACCAGCGTCAAGAGCGGGACCACCGCCAACGTGGCGGTGCCGACCAAGACCAGCGACATCACCAACGACAGCGGCTTCATAACGGCTTCGGACATCCCGGCGGCGCCGGTGACTTCGGTCAACGGCCAGACGGGGGCGGTCAACATCGCAATCCCGGACAGCACGAGCGACCTGACGAACGACAGCGGCTTCATCACGGCGAGTGGCGCCCCGGTGCAGAGCGTAAACGGCCAGACCGGGAACGTCAGCCTCGACGTGCCGACCATCCAGCAGGTGCTGGCATCCGGCACCGAGATCGCCCGGGTTTTTGCCAACAACGGCGACCAGACCGGCACGCCGATCTATGCGCCTGCCGGTGGTGGCGGCGGCGGGTCCTACGGCCAGAAGTTGTGGACCGGAATATGCACCACGGCGGCGGACGTTCAGACCAAGGAGGTCACGCTGGACGACCCGACCGGCTTCTCCCTGACGGCGGGCGTCTTCATCCTGATCCGCTTCACTCATGGCAATACGGCGACCTTCCCGAAGCTGACCCTCGGTGGGGAGACCAAAAACCTCGCAAGCGTCACGGTCAATTGGAACTCGTTCAGCGGGCAGACGCCGTATCACACGATCGACGACAACGAGCCGATCCTCGCCGTGTACAACGGAACCCATTGGATATTCGACAACGCCTACAGGAACAAAGCGAACCTGTGGGACGCGGCCCTGTCCGGCGTTCCGACGGCTCCGACAGCGGCGGCGGGGACCAACACCAGACAGCTCGCCACGACGGCCTTCGTGCAGGAGGCCATCGCAGGGATCTCCGGCGGGTCCGGCAAGGCCTACATCGGCACCTGCGACACCGCGCAGGGAGTCCCGACCAAGGTCGTGACCTGTTCGGACTTCGTACTGGAGACCGGGGCGGTCATCTATGTGAAGTTCACGAACGCCCACGTCACCAGCGTCCTCTATCTCAACGTCAACGACACCGGGGCCGTGCAGGTCAATAACGCGGGCGAATCCGCGAGCATGGGCGCACTTTGGAAGGCCGGGGCGGTCGTCGAGTTCGTTTATGACGGCACCAACTTTGTGATGATGGACCACGTCAAGGCGACCACATCCTACCCGGGCATCGTGGCGCTGTCGAACTCCACCACGAGCAACAGCGAGACGGCGGCGGCGACCCCGAAGGCCGTCAAGGCGGCTTTCGACAACGGCGGCGTCCAGAGCGTCACGCCGGACTACTCGAGCGGCGTCAAGGTCGCCACTTTCGCCACATCCGGCGGGAACGTTGACCTGTATCTGCCGGTATGGAACGGGAGCGTGAGTTCATGAGCACATCGGTGAGCTATAAGGGCGTGGAGATCGCCGCGCTGGAGAATCAGAGCAAGACCCTGCTGACGGCGGGGAAGTGGCTCGAGGCGGACATCATCGTCGAGGACGTGACCGGGGGTTCTGCTCCCGGTCTGACCGTGTACAGCGGGCAGGGGACCCCGGCGGCATCCCTCGGGCAGGACGGTGACCTGTACATCGAGATCCAGGCGGAGCAGACGGCGGAAGCGACCCCGGAGGACTTCACCGCGTCGAACTTCAACAGCACGAGCAATTTGAGCCAGTGCATCGGGAAGACGGCGGCGGCAGGAAGCTCGACGAGCAATGCTTACAGTTCCGGGCAGAGCAACACGGGCGTGGCCAACTACACCTTCAACCTTCCGGCGATCCCGTCGGGGGCCACGATCAAGAGCGTGGACCTGCAGGTGAAGGCCCACGAGGAGAACGCGAGCCGGTCCACCTGCACGCTTCAGGTGTTCGCCGGATCTACGCAGAAGGGCGAGCTGACCACGGTCAACGGCACAAGCAACACCATCTACACGGTCGACTGCGGAAGCAGCTGGACGGCGGCCGAACTGGCCGAGTTCACCCTCCGCTTCTCGGCTGGCTACTACGGCGGCCTGATCGCCGGAGCGACGCTGACGGTGGTCTACGATTCCGGTGGCGGCTACACGGTGGAGCTCTCCGGCAACTCGAGCGGCTGGACGATCACGTCCGGCGACCTGTACATCAAGGCAAGTGGTGCATGGAGCAAGACGGCGAGCGCATCGCTCCCGGATACCATCGCCAGAGGATAAGGAGGATCAAATGGGAAGCAAGACATGGTGGAGGGCCGCGGGCATCCGGGCGGTCAAGACGATGGCGCAGACGGCGATCGCGATGATCGGCACTTGTGTCGTACTGAGCGAGGTCGACTGGAAGGTCGTGGCGAGCGCCGCGGTCCTGTCCGGCATCCTGTCGCTCCTGACTTCGGTGGCCGGCCTGCCGGAGGTCGACCTGCTGGAAGGCGCGGAGCTGACGATGGACGACATCGAAGAGGAGGCCGACGGTGGCGCAGACGATAATTGCTAACATCCTGAGCCCGGTCATCGTGGCCCTCGTTGGCTATATCGTATGGCTCCTGCAGACGAGCCGGACGGAGCAGGCGCAGGCCCGGAAGCAAGCGGCGGAGGATGCGGAAGAAGCTACCAGACAGCTTAAGGCAATAAGCGGCGGTGTTTGCTTCCTCCTCCGGGGCCGCCTGGACCACTTCCACACCAAGTTCGTGGTAAACGGTGAGCCAATGGGAGCGGACGACTTCGAGGCGGTCGAGATCTGCTATCAGCATTACGCCGCTTTAGGCGGCAACGGGACCGGCAAAAAGGAATATGAGGACCTGCGGAGCCTCGACATCACGAAGTGACGGGAACCACGGAAACGTTGGAATTTCAACGAAAAAGCGACCGCCAAAATTGAGTTTTAAGGCGGGTTTAATTTGCAGACCGACCAACAGGTCGGCGAGAAACGAGGACAAAATGGCGACTATAGTCATAGACGAATACAAACAGGCGGCCTGCTTCACGCGGGGCCGCTCCGGCAGGGAGTTAGACCGCATCGTCCTCCACCACTGGGGGAGCGACGGGCAGAAGCACGATAACATCATCTCCTGGTTCCAGAACCCGGTCAGCAACGTGTCCGCCCACTTCGTGGTGAGCGGCACCCGGGTGACTCAGATGGTCTCCCTGGACGATACCGCATGGCACGCGGGCAACTGGGACTGGAACTGCAGGTCGATCGGGATCGAGATGCGCCCGGAAAAGGACGAGACCACGCAGAAGACCGTGGCGGAGCTGATCGCGCAGATCTGGACGCATTACGGGAAGCTCCCGCTGTACGAGCACCGGGAGATCGTCCCGACCGGCTGCCCGGGCCGCTGGCACAAGGCCGAGGTCAAGGCCATGGCTGAAGAGGCTTACAAGAAGCTGACGGCCCCGAAGAAGACCGAGAAGAAGGCGGCCAGCACGGCCACGAAGAAGAAGACCAAGGCCCTGACGGCGAGCGCGATCACGGCATATGCGAAGCGCGTGATCCGGGGCGACTACGGCAACGGAGCCGACCGGGTGAAAGCCCTGAAGGCGAAGCTGAAGAAGGACGGCTACACCGGCACGGCGGCGCAGGTCGACAAGATCCAGGCGAAGGTCAACGAGATCCTGGGCTAAACGAGCAAACAACTTTCATCCATCTCCTTTCTGATTCCCGGAGGGCTTCGGCTCTCCGGGATTTTTTATTGCTCCGATAACAAAAAGGTGATACGATGAAAGGACATCAAGCCAAAGGAGGGGAATACAATGGCATTATTCGGAAGTAAGGAAGACAAGGCCGCCCAGGCGGCAGAGAAGGAGAAGGCGCTCCTGCAGAAGTACGGCGTGGAGATGCTCTACGACACCCAGGCGGCGGAATGCCTGAAGAAGATCGCGGCGGAGCTCGCCGGTACCGGGCTGATGGAGACCGGCATGAAGCTCAGCATGACGGCGAAGCCGGAGGATCAGCTGACCGTCCAGTATCTCCGGGCGATCGTCGAGCAGAACTTCCTGATCATCCGGCTCTTGGATGCGCTGGGCGAAAAGTAAAAGAGACCGGGCGAAAGCCCGGCCTTTTTAAGTTTTTGGGCGGAAAGTTGGCAACCTTGCTGGCAACTTTTCATAGGTCAAATTAGAGCAAATGGGAGCAATTCGCCCCTCAGAGCGGAAAATGAAAAACCCTTGGAAACGTTGGAATTCCAAGGGTTTGTTATGGTGCGTGATCAGGGGTTCGAACCCTGGACACCCTGATTAAGAGTCAAGGATGAAACGGCTATTTTCCAATGGTTTCCGGCATCGTGGCAACCTCGCCGGCAACGCGGTCAATCAGAACGCCGGCCTTTTTCACAGTGTCTTTTTCTGTGTGCGTGTAGATCCGGGAGGTCACTTCGACCGATGAATGGCCCATGATGACGCGCGCCACGTTGATGGAAACACCGGCCGCTTCGAGCCTCGTCCCGTAGTCGTGCCGGAGGCAGTACATCGTCAGATCCTCCGCCAGCACGCTCTCCGTGATCTGGTTGCGGAAGACGGTGGCGCCGCCCTGGATCTCCATCTCACGCTTCACGCTCTGCCACATCCGAGTCCGCCCGTCTTTGGTCAGCGGCTTCCCGGCAGAGTTCGTAAAGATCAGCTCGTCCGGCCGAACACCGGCGGGCTTTTTTAATTTCACCCGTAGCTGTACCGGCATCGGGACGACCCGCACGCCGGACTGCGACTTCGGAGCGCCGACCACGTCGTCCCGCTTGATCGCTCTGGTCACCGAGATCAGGCCCTCCTCGAAGTCCACGTCCTTCCAGCGGAGCGCCGCTACCTCGCCCGGCCTTAGACCGCAGTGGTAGATCACGAGGCAGAACAGGCCACCCCGGGCCGTCTCTGCCGCCTTCAGGAACAGCTCCCGCTCCCGGTCGGTGAGCGCCCTGCCGTGGCCGCTTCCGGCTCCGGCCGGCGACTTCATCCCTCGCATCGGAGAGCGCTGGATCAGGTCGTTATCCACCGCCGAATTGAACAGCTGCGAGAGGATGAGCCACACCTTGTGGTTATAGCTGGCAGACTTCCCGGCGATGCTGTTGAACAGCTTCTGTAAATGGATTTGGCGTACCTCTGCAAGGCGAAAATTGCCGATTTGCGGGAGGATTACCCGGCTTAGGTACATTTCCTCGTCCTTGCTCTGAGCGGTGGAAATCCCGCTCCTGTATGCCTCCCGCCAGTGCTTCGCCCACTGCCGGACGGTGGTGCTCCCGTCGAAGACGACCACGTCCCTCTTCAGCCGCTCGGCCATTAAGGCCTTGTTCACGGCGAGCTCGATCTCGTCCTTGCCCTGGACCCAGTGCCGGGTCCCGTAGTGATCCGTAACGTATCCCCTCTTACGCATGACGCCGCTCCTCCAGATATTGTACGTTCTCAAAATGGTCCATATCGTGGGCCTCTATGTGCTGGATCTCGTGGTCGTACGCCCGGCAAAGGGAGGCGTGATCCAGCTGCGCGTTCAGCCAGATGGTGTAAAACTCCTCGCCGTCCTCGTAGGATCTCGTGGTGAACCCTCTGATATGTGCCGGAAGATCCGACAAAATGACCCTCACTCTTTCGATCTCCATATCCTTCCCCTCCGTGCTCACATGGTAACGCCGGAGGCGTCCGAAAAAACGGACTCAGTCATCCGGGTGCTCCTTCTCGTAGAGCTTCTGCAACATATTGACCACGAACTCCACGTCTTCCTTGGATGCCTTCCGGGACGCGTCGAACAGCGTCCTCAGCTCCGGCCGGTCCGCCAGCTGCTGGGCGATCTCTGCCGTCTCGTCGTCCAGGTAGTAGCCACCAGACGGCACTTCGCCGGTCAGCAGATACTCGAGCGGCACGCCGAAGAAGTCGGCGATCTTCTGCAATTTGTCCCTCTTTGGCGTGTACTTGCCCAGCTTCCACGACGATAGCGTGGCGGTGGAGATCCCGGTGGCTTTGGACACTGCGCTCGGCTTGATTCCTCTGGCTTCGCAGAGCTTTGCAAAGGTTTCGTACATGGTAACCTCCCACAGCAAAGAAAACTTTGAATTTGAGTATTGACCACGAAAGAAATCTATGCTAATATAAGTATGAGCTAAGATTTCTTGGCAAACACAAACCCGTTTTCTTATTTATCTTTAACTGGCACTTAGAGTATATAAGAAAACTTAACTAAAATCAAGTCACTACATATGGAAAGGAGGCGGAAGAGTGTACTCAAGATATGCTGAACTCCGCGATTCAAAAGGGCTGACCGACTACCGGGTGGCCCAGGAGACCGGGATCTCTACGGCGACCCTGTCGTCCTGGAAGCTCGGGCGGTATACGCCGAAGGCCGAGAAGCTGGTGAAACTGGCGGAGTTCTTCGGGGTGCCGGTCACCTACTTCCTGGAGGCTTAACCATGAAGGCCCGGGACGTAGAGAAGGCGCTCAACCGCTACACGGGGCGCATCGTGATCAACCTGAGCCAGTTGGCGAAGGCGTTCGGGAAGTCCCGGAGCTGGGCGAAGGAGTTCACCGAAGAGTTGGAGCCGGTGGAGAACGGCAGGTGCAGGAGCTACCTGATCCGGGACGTCGCCGAGCTCCTCGAACAGAAAGGAATTTGAGATGGAAAAGAGAGACGTACTTACACTGACAGTGCTGATTGCTTTCGTGGTCGCTGTCTACGCTATCGGAACGGTGGTATTCGGAGAACCCTTTCTCGGATATCGCTGAAGCAGAAACGGTAGAAAGCGATGGCCAGGCATTCCTGGACGCGGCGACGCTCTCCGTGTCCGCAGGCCGCGCTTCCTATATGACCTACACCGCCTCACGGCTCGAAGGATTGCAACCGAGCTTGCTGTGCTCACTCCCGGCCGGCTTCACATCCCCGGCTGAGTCATCCAATATCGCACCAGAAGAGCATGAAGAGGCGAGCGTAGTCACCGAGGTAACCGCCAAGCCGTGGATGGACTATCGGACAGTGACCGACACCGCATCCCGCCAGTACCAGCTTATTGCAGAATCGACACATGAGGAAAACGGGACACTGAACTGGAACGGCTTCACGCTCGTGGCGCTGGGCCGTCAGTGGGGCGAGGTCGGGACCACGTACGAGGCGACCATCGGCGGCAAAGTGGTCTACCTGGTGAAAGCAGACGAAAAACAGGACCGGCACACGCTGGGAGGCGAGGGCTGGTTCGGAATGGACGGACACGTCCTGGAGGTGATCGTGGACACTGACTACCTCGACGAGATGGCAATGGTCATGGGCGACTGTGACTATCTTGAGGCCCTGAACGGGCAAGTGACAAAACTGGAGGTTTTGAATGGCAACTAAAAAAAGAGCCGCTCGAAGAGACGGCCCTGTAACCACTTACATTTTAGCAAATGAGAAAACCGCTGTCAACCTGGCGGCAGGTAAGGACATCGCGGTCATCTTCCACCCGATCACCGACAAGCTGGAGGATGGCTACTATAACGTCCTCGACAAGAGCGGGACCATGAGCTGGCTCGGTTATACGAGAGAGGGCGGATGGAACACGTTCCGAGGGTTTGACGGCGAGATTCATAGCGATGCAGCGATCGAAGGAGATAATCTTATCGCCTGGGCCGAGACCGTCCAGGGATGCAAGGAGGTGCAAAGATGACGCAGACGGAAATGGTCCTGGTCTACATGGCCCGGCACGGCAGCATCACCCAGTACCAGGCGAATGAATTGGGCATCGGCAGACTGGCGGCCCGGATCGCGGATCTGAAGAGGCACGGCCACTGCATCAACAGCGAGATGATCAACGTCAGGAAGGCGAACGGCACGACGGCGAAGGTCGCGTGCTACAGCATAGGAGGGGAAGATGGCAGAGAGTAAGAAGAACTACTTCGCGGAGCTTAACGCGATCAACGTCTCCGGCAAGACGGAGAAAAAGAACGGCCTCACGTACCTGTCGTGGGCGTGGGCCTGGGGCGAGCTGAAGAAGCTCCACCCGGACGCGACCTACACGATCTACGAGGACGCAGAGGGACGCTTTTACCACACAGACGGGCGGACCTGCTGGGTCAAGACCGGCGTCACGGTCGACGGCATCGAGCACATCGAGTATCTGCCGGTGATGGATCTGCGGAACCGGTCCATCCCGGCGAACGCCGTGACCAGCTTCGACGTCAACAAGGCGATCCAGAGGAGCCTTACCAAAGCGGTCGCCCGGCACGGCTTAGGCCTCTACATCTACGCCGGCGAGGATCTCCCGGAGGAGGACACCACGGCGGGCATCCCGGACATGGAAGAGGTCAAGGCGCCGGAGCATCCAAACGCGGAGCAGGTGTATCAGATGATCCACCTCGCGACCTCTGCCGGCATGACGGCCAAGAAGCTCGAGGTGGCCTATCAGGTCGACAGCCTGGGCGAGCTGACCATGGCCCAGTACGAGCAGGCGATGAAGAGGCTCCGGCAGCTGGCAGAGAAACGCAAGGAGCCGAAGGACGACGGGCGGCAGATGCAGATGCCAGTGATGGAAGGCGAGGCGTAAGATGTCGAAGACGATCAGCGGCACGATCATCTACCCGTCCTTCTGCGACCTCATCCGGGACCATATGCCGAAGACCCAGCAGTTCGACTTCCTGACCGCAGTCATCTACTACGGCGTCACCGGCGAGGAGCCGAACATGAGGAAGTTCTCGAAGGGGGCCACCTCCATCTGGGGGGTCATCAAGCCGCAGGTGGACGCCAACGTAGAACGCCGCGAAAACGGCGAGAAGGGTGGGAGACCAAAGAAAGAGAAGGAAGAGAAACCACAAGAAAAAGAAACAGAAACCATTGGTTTTGAAAATGAAAACCATAGGTTAGAAAATCCAAAACCTAAAGAGAAGGTAAAGGACAAGGCGAAAGCAAAAGCTAATGACAAAGCTTTTGCTTTCGCAAAAGAAGAAACCGCCGATCGCGAGGCGCCTGATGGAGGGGCGCCCGCTCCGGCGGAGGAACCGCCTACGGCGGAGGAGATCCAGGAGTTGAAGATGAAGCTCAGAAAGGAAGGAGCAAGAGGATGAACAGAGTGAACCTTATCGGAAGACTGACCCGTGACCCGGAGCTGAAGTACGGGGCCGGGAACCAGACGGCGGTGGCGCGCTTCAGCATCGCCATTGACCGGCACACCAAGCAGGGCGAGGAGAAGCAGACCGACTTCCCGAACATTGTGGTCTTCGGCAAGCAGGCCGAGAACTGCGCCCAGTACCTGAACAAAGGGGCCAAGGTCGGCATCGAGGGCCGCATCCAGACCGGCTCGTACGTCAACAAGGACGGCGTGAAGGTGTACACCACCGACGTGATCGGAGAGCGGGTCGAGTTCCTGGACACCAAGGGCTCGCAGATGCCGGAGCGCAGACAGCCGGCCCCGGAGGAACCGCCGGAGGGCTTTGCGCAGCTGGACGAAGATGTGCCGTTTTAAGGAGGTGCGATAGATGCTGGACAAAGAGACCATCAAGAACATCTCCACGTTCGTCGAGATCACGATGCAGGTGGAGAGCCGGCTGAGGTCCAAGTACGAGCAAAAGGAGGAACAGCTCACTGACGAGCTGGAGGCGATGAGAGACGAGCGAGACGCCCTGATCGGCGAGTGCTACGATTACGAGAAGAGGACCCACGACCTGGAGGCGCAGATCGAAGAACTGGCCGGACAGAAGGAGCGCCAGGCGGCGAAGATCACCGAGCTGACGGACGTGAGAGACCGGCAGAAGAAACGGATAGACGACCTCGAGAAGGAGCTCGAGGAGTGGAGGGTGGGAATACCACCGCACACCGACGAGGAGCTCCAGAAGAAGCTCGACAAGGCGATGGACCACATCCGGCGCCAGGGCGAGGAGATCGACAAGCTGAGGGCCGGTGCCGCAGATCCGCGCTGGATACCGATGAGCGAGAAGAGACCGTGCGGCGGGGCGACCGTCATAGTATGCACCAAGCGAGGCGTCGTGGACGTCGCAACCGAGACCGTTGACGGTTGGAAGAGAAGCACAGGCAAGATGGCCGAGCCGGTGGCGTGGATGCCACTGCCGGTGAGATACACAGGAGGGGAAGAATGAACACGGCGGAAGACATCAAGCGGATGCTCGGCGAGCTGGTCGACGAGGCCATCCGGATCGGCAGGGCCGAGG